GGGCTAGCTGACGTAAAAGCGTCGCAGTTTATGGGGATGCAAGACAAGAAAAAGAAAGCCAACGAATGGCTGGAAAACACTAAAGACGGGGCTCCAATGGTCAGGCTGAACGCAGAACTGGCCTTGCGGGATAACGAAATAGAGGTCATGAAGCAACAGCTAGCAGAGTTGTTGGCTAAGCCTAGCAAAAACAAGAAGCGCGACGTAGCGGAGTGAGGCTAAACAGTGGCTATTAACAGGCTGAGTACAGTAAATGACATCGTTAACCAAGTAGCCGTCGAGGTAGGGCTTTCTCCTACCACCGACGTTTTCTCTACTAATGACGTTGCCTTTGAGCAGTTGCGGTATCTACTGCAAAGCAGCCTGAAAGAGCTACTGGAGCTACACCCGTGGCAGATCCTCACACGTTCGTTCTCTTACACCACCGTTCAGGGGGAGACAGGCAAAATACCACTCCCCGTGGACTTTGCTTACATGATCCCGCAAACAGGGTGGGAGCAGAACAATAACGTGCCGCTTGTCGGGCCTCTCAGCCCGCAGGATTGGACGTATTTACAGGGCCGTGACTTAGTAGGCTCAACTATCTACGCTTCGTTCCGTTTAAACGAAAACCAGCTATGGATCTTTCCTCAGAACCCGGCACCTGCGGACCTGAAAATAACTTTTGAGTACATCTCGTTAAACCTGATACAAAGGTCGGGCATTTCGCCGGTAGAGTACACTGATCAAGTAGAAGCGCCCGCTGACATACCGCTGTTCCCGCCGCACCTGATACAAAGACTGCTAAAGGCTAAGTTCTTAGAGGCTAAAGGATTTGATTCTCAGAAGGCACAAGACGCTTTCTGGCAGTCGTTTAACTCTTGGGTAGGGCGAGACAACTCAGCGCCCATACTTAACGCCGGGCGAGCATGGAGGGGGTATAACTACCTTAACGGCTTCTACAACACGCCTGATTCTCGGTTTGGGATGTAAGCTATGCCGATACCAAATCTAAGACGCGGGAGTAAGCAAAACTCTACGGCTGCTACAGTCCCGGCGTCTATGGAAGGTATAAACGCGGTCACTTCACTGGCGATGCAAAGCCCCGCTGAGTGCGTATACACCTACAACTTAATATCTCAAGACCTAGGCATGGTGTCGCGGGAAGGTTTTGTTGAGTGGGCTAACGGCTGGACGGGTGACCCAGCACAAACGCTTATTCCGTTTGAAGGCCATCAAGACGCCCACGACAGACTGTTTGCAGCCAATAACTTAGGTATTTGGGACTGCACCGCAGCGGATACAACAGCCCCCACGCAGGTAGTGACTTGGCCTAACCCGCTAGGTAACGCAGGCTATTGCAACTTTGAGATGTTCTCAAACGACGGCAATGACATGTTCATCCTGCTATGCGACAAAGAAAACGGCTACTACGTTTATACGCAGACAACCGACAGTTGGGCAAAAGTTACAGAAGGTACAGGCGCGGGGCAAGTCTCAAACATAAACCCTAATAAGTTCGATTTTGTCTTCATATGGAAAAATCGTGTCTGGTTTGTCGAAGAAAACTCAGCTAACGGCTGGTATCTAGACGTAGCCACGCTATTCGGAGCCGCCACGCAGTTCAATTTCGGCTCTCAGTTCAGAAAAGGGGGGTCGTTAAGGTCTTTCTATAACTGGTCCCTCGATGGCGGGCTAGGGCTAGATGACCTCTTAGTCGCGGTATCTGGCGGCGGCGATGTGGTCGTCTATAAGGGTACTGACCCGGATGTAGCTTCTGGGTTCTCACTAATAGGAACTTGGTTCATAGGCGCGGTGCCTCTCGGTAATCGCTTTGGGGTAGAGTTCGGCGGCGAGGTGTACATCCTTTCTGTTTACGGCCTGCTGCCCATCTCCCAGCTATTGAACGGCTCAAGTATAAACGACCCAAACACTTACCTTACTGCCAAGATAAGCCCGTTTATACGCGAGGTCATGGCGGAATTCCGGCAAGTGCTAGGCTGGCAAGTGGTTGTCCACGCGGAAGGCGCTCAGTTACACATAGAAACTCCCCAAGATACGCTCAGGGGCAACGTGGCTTTCGTGCAGTACTTCGGCAACCAAGCGTGGTCTATGATCCGGGGGCTAGACAAGTTCCACACGATTAACTGGCGGGGAGAAACTTTTTGGGCGCTTGGCGGCAGGAATAGCGTAGCGGTGAAGAGAGGCAATCTTGATAACGTCTGGATAACGCCCTCTGTCGATGGCAACCCAGCGCCTATAGAGTGGTCTTTGCTGACGGCTTACCAGAACTTCGGTGAGCCAGCGAGGTATAAACGGTGCCAATACATAAGGCCCCAGTTTATCGCAGAAGACATCCCGGCTTATAGCGTACTGGCGCGGTATGATTTTGACATAACAGAAGCCTACATCACGCCGACGTCCATCCCGTCGCTAAGCGCTCGTTGGAGCGTTGCCACATGGGACAGTTCAGTCTGGGCCGGCAGCTTAGAGCGAGTAGACAGCGCGAGAGGCGCGAGAGGTATAGGCAGGCATGTAGCAATCGCTATGAGGGGTTCTTCAAGTGCGCGTACTATACTAGTCGCTTTCGATGTCATTGCAGACGGGGGAGGCTGGATGTGATATTTGTCCCTACGGAGGCCCACCACGTTAAGTACATGCCAAAGGACGCTGTCCCGAGGTACTGTGAGGACACCCGAGGGATAACAGCGCTGGACTCTGAGAAAGGACCAGTAGGTATTTGTTTGATGGACTCATGGACGGACAACAGCGTTCAGATACACATATGGATAGCTAACCCGCTAATTCTAAAGCACGGTTTTGCAGAAGAAGTTTTTGGGTTTATATTTGGGTCAGGTCGGAACGTAGTGATAGGAAGCACGCCGTCCGACAACCCGAAAGCGTTAAAATTTATTAAGCACATGGGGCTAAAAGAAGTTGCTAGGCTCCCAGACGTATACGGTGACGGCGTGGACGCCGTCTTAACAGTTATGAAAAAAGACGATTGTAGGTGGATTGAACATGGGCAGCAAAAGATCAGACGCGCCTGATTATACGGGAGCCGCGCAAGCAACAGCAGCGGGCAACAAAGACGCTGTCATGTACCAGACGGCGGCTAACCGGGCTAACCAGATAACGCCTTGGGGTAATCAAACGTGGCACGGCATGCCGGGGTCTGCGGGATACGGGCAAGAAACTACGCTCTCCCCCAACCAGCAGGCTATCTTTGATAACCAAGAGCAGATCCAAGATCAGCGGCAGCAGGCTGCGCTCGGGTTAGGCGACAGGATGCGTCAAGAGATGCAGCGCCCCGACGACTTTTACAACAACCTGCCTGATGTTGCAGGGACGCCAGACGTGCCCCCTTATGGAGAAGGGCTGACAGGATTCGGGCAAAGCGGGCAGCAGATGCAAGTGCAGGACATGCAAAGCTCGCAGTACGATCCTCGTTTCGCGCAGCAGGCGTATGACCGGCAGTTATCGCTCATACAGCCAACTCACGCAGACCAACAGGAACGCCAAGAAGTAGCGCTTAGGAATCAAGGCCTAACACCGGGCACTCAAGCCTACGACACAGCGCTGGGCAACTTAAGAATGCAGCAGGGCGAAGAACTGAATGCGTTAAGCGCTGATGCCGTCGATAGAGGTAGGGCAGAGCAGCAGTCAGAGTTCTCCCGCAGTATGGAGGCTGGAGGCCAGCGGTTTGACCAAGAGCAAGCTAGATTTGGGGCTCAAATGGACCAAGGCGCTATGTACGACAAACAACGCGCACAGCAAGTAGTAGAGCAGTTAGGCTTTGGTGGACAGGCCTTCACGCAGCAGATGCAGCAGCAGGACCAACAGAACGCCTTACGTCAAAGAGCCATTGCAGAGCAACAGGGTAGAGAAGTCAGCGCCCTTAACTTGCAGAACGCTTCGACTAGCGGCCAGCAAGTAGGCATGCCACAAATGCCGGGCTACAACACTGCGGATCGCTGGCAGGGCCCGGACTACCTTGGCGCGGCTAACATGCAGGGTCAGTTCGATAACGATCAGTACGCTACTTCGATGGGGCCGATTAACGCCCTATCTGGCAGCTTCGGGCTGACTAAGGGGATTTAGTAGTGGATACATACGAAGACGAAATGCAACGGATGCTGGCGCAAGAAATGCAACAGCGTGCGGCACGCGCTCAAACTAGCGATGCTATAGCCGGAGCTAAGAAAAACTACGCCGGAGCTTACGCTATACCGCCGTTGACTCCAGAAGAGCGGCAGTTAGGCGCGGACGCAGATGCCGCAGCGGCTATCCCGCTAGGCGAAGCGGCGTACAAGCAAAAGGACCAGTTTTACGGGCAGGGGCTGCTCGGCATGGGGGTGGCGGGGCTTCTGAACTTAGGCAAAAAGGAAAAGATAGCGAATCGCGTAGCAATAGCGGGGGAGGGGCTGTCACGGTCGCGGCGGGCCACTGAATTAGCTAACCAAAGAGACGCCAAGCGAGCTGGCGGGATAGCAGTGCTAGATCCTGTCAATGACATAACTAAGCAGGCCGGTCAGCAGAGATTCACTACTGACGAACGGCTAGCGGGCGAAGATTTTACAAGAGGCGAAAATAAGGAAAAGATAGAGTCTATTGAGAGAAAAGGCAATGAAAAGATACTGTACGATAGCTCCGGCAACAGTATGCCGTTTGTTGCAGACTACAG